TCGGTGATCGCCAGCATGTCACGCATCAGCGCGTTTGCCTCGGACATCGTGTTGCTGGCAACCGCTGACATCTCAGCATGCTGCTCCGGCGTCAGTGTGAAATCATCATCCACGCTGCACGTCCACACCATGCTCGTCCAGCAGGCGCAGGATGGCCATCTGCGTCAGCGACGCCATGCTGATGCGCTTCTCCTTGGACAAGTCACGCAGCGCCTCGAATACCTTGGCGTCGATCCGCGAGCCAAGCTGTTTCATCTCAGTGTTCATAATTACCTCCGTTGGTTCGTGTCACTATAACGCCGCGTTAACATTGTGCAAGGGCTAGAACGCGAACTCTTCCTGCGTGCGCAGCCGGTACAGCTGCTGGCCCTCAATGAACGACGTCTTCACGATTGTTCGCCGCTCCCGCATGGTCTTCAGGCCAATGTCGATATGCACGGCGTCTTGCTCGATCATGCTGCACAGGTCGCCCACAGACAGCTCGTCATGCCTGCTCAGGCAGCGCTTGATCTCCTTGCGTAGCTTCTCCAGCGGCCACGGCTTGTGGGCATACGCGTGCATGTCATCGCGGCCAATCAGCCTGCGCTTCATGCGCGCGTTCTCGATGATCGCCAGCTCCTTCCAACGCTCCAGCGGTGTCATATGTTCCGTCACAGCCGCTTCTCCAGCATCTCGCAAAGCGCCATGATTTCTTCGGCGCGCTGCTTGATCGTCAGGCGCTCAGGGCCACGCCCCGCGTCCATACGCATGATGTCTGCCTTGCGCCTGATCGACATGACCAGCATCAGCGGCGTTGGCTGCGTCGGCGTGCTGCTGTCCTCGTCGATATACGCGCCCACGCTGGCGCTGTTTTCCAGTTTTGATAGATCCCATTTAGCCATTTTCATTCTCCTGTGTTGGCCGTGGCTGTGGTCTGACGTCGGGCCACGGGCGGCGGTAGTCTGCCTCGCCGCCCATCTCAACGCATTGCGGTTCAAAGATCCGCGCTAAGTCGTAATATTTCGCAAACGCTTTGCACTCGTCTACGGATGAAAAGACGGCGAAAGCCATGAAGACGGGTTCAGCGAGTGTCATATCGCCTCTCCTCTGTAATGCGCAGAAAGCTTTGCCTCTACGATCAGGGTTTCATATTTGGCGATGTTTGCCTCAACGCGGCCAAGATCCAAGTTGCAGCCATTGCACAGCAAGCCCCGCAGGATCGGCGGGTTCGTGCCATGCACATGGTCAACTTTAAGGGATGCCTTTTCGCATTTCTCGCCGCACACCTTACAGCATCCATTTTGCTGCTTGTAGGTGATGTCAATCCACTCGATGCCAATGCCATATTCCGACTTGAAATAAGACTTGCGCTTAGACACGGCGCGGCATTCCTTGCACTGGCTGGTCATCCCGTCAGGCTTTGTCCTGTCAATTGCGAAAAAGTCGCTGCTTTTTTTTTGCAAACACTTTGAGCAAACCTTCATCACATCCACCCCATGCTGACAGCGGTGATCCAGCCCAGCACCGACGCAGCAATCGCTGCGGCGATGATGATGTCTTGCGTCCACTTGGTCATCACTCTTCCTCCTCATCATTGCGCCAATCGAAGTCGTCTTCGTCTTGGCATTCTGGGCAGCGCACCGTTGTCCACGCGTCGCTGTCCGGCGTGTTGACGAAACGCGGCAACTCGATAAAGCCGGTTCCGTCGCAGGTTGCGCAGATCATTTGTACACATCCGCGTTGATGCTCCACAGCACCAAGGTTGCGCGCTGCTGGCCTGCTCGCTGGTTTACATGCGCTTTGCATATCTCGCCGCGTGCGTGCATGTTTTCGAGGTGCTGCGAAAGCTTGCGCGTGTCCACGCCAACGACGTCAGCGATGTCTGCCGTCTCGCAGTAGGTGACGTCGTCGCTCTGCAGCATCGAAAGGATCTTCCGCTGGACGTCAGCCCAATCGACCTGCTTAGGCTCCTCGGTGGGCGCTTGTACGGCCTCTGCTGGCGCGTCAGTCGCCAAGCCCAGCACGTCACGCGCTGGGCGTCGTTCCTGCACGTAGGCGGCAACCCACGGCGTGCGCTCGCGGTTCTCCTCGATGGCGTTCTGCACGATGATGCCTTTGCAGATGTCGTCGAGGTTTGCGTGCGCCTGCTGCAACAGACGCGGCGAAATATGTACGCTCTCGCCGTTGTCGGTGCGTACCGCAAAGCCGGTGCCGCTGTCGGTGATGTGCGTTATTAAAAATTCATGTGTATGCGTAAGATTCATTTTGGTTTCTCCATTTCCATATTTTTGGCGGGTTTGACCCCGCCGTTTGTTATTAAAACATATCTTCTGGATTAGTATTATCAGCCACAACGCGAGGTGACATAATATCATCAAAAGCTTTAGCCGCCTCTTCGTAAGATGAATATATAATACCTTCGTCTTTAGCTTCGCTCCAAAAATCTGCTAAAGCTTCTTCATAATAGTTGTTCATTTTTTCCTCCTGATTGCTTATATTGTTAACATAAAGATAACACAGCACGGTGCAAGCAAAAAATGCACACGACGGAAACTTTTTTTCGCCTCTATATAAAATCGTTTAAATGCAGTATGTTGCGCGCGTGGCCAACAGCATCAACGTCGGTCGTGCTGGCGAGTTTCTCGTAGCAGCCGAGCTAGAGCAGCGCGGGATACGCTGCCATCGGGTAGATATGCAGGACGATGACCTATGGGTTAAGTCGGCCAGCGGTGAGCTGTTGACGATGCAAGTGAAGGCGACCCTTGAGACACGCCAAGAGCGTTACCGCGAGGCGCACTACATGTTCACGCGCGCAAACGGCGATGCGCAAATATTTGCGTATGTGGCTCTGGATATACGATTGTTTATACTGCGCAACGCGCCAAGCGGTAAGACGGTGCGCATAAATCCCGCCGATTTTACGCGGCAGGCTATGGATGACAGCATTCAGACGATGCTAGGTTAGACCATCAGCTCGAAATGCGGGGCGTCGATAAACGGGCGCCTGCCCTGCCCGCGACGCGTGTCGATGTAGTCGTTCATCGCGTCCTCCATCGTGCCATCCCACTGCGCTATATTTGGCACAGTCCACGCGGCACCCCACCTGATTGGCACATCCACCTCACGCGCAGCTTCTGCCATTGCGTCGGCTATATCGTCATACAAATTCAGCTCCCACGATCCACGCGGGCCGACATAGGCCATGAGATCGACGGCCAGCCCGTCTATGTGCTTCGATTTCATCGTCTGCGACGCGCCGCTTTTCACAAGCTCGCGCTGCTCCTCGATGGTGCGAAGCCCGCAGATGACGCCGAAGTCGATCTTGGTTCTGTGGATTGCGCTGTTGACGACAGACGCCATGCGCTCGTCCACGCCTGACAGCTTATCGCGGCTGCGTGCTGATAGTTTAAACGTCATTTCTTCAAGCCTTTCATTGTGCGGATGCCAAAGCTGGCGGCGATGGACGCATACATGCCCCACTGCACCCAGAGCGGCGTTGTCTCAAGATTAGCGAAACCTTCTGCCATTACGTCTTGCATGGACGGCACGAAATTCATGCACAATATGGCCACGAAAACGATCGTCCACAGCTCATCTTTCCAGCTGTCTTTGCTGGCCTCGATGGCCGACTGCTCCCAATCCATCTCGCCGGTTGCCTGCTTCAGCTTGATCTCAGCATTCGCTTTCTGGATTGCCGTCTTGCCGTCGAGGTAGCTTGTCGCCAGACCGCCGACTGCGCCTATAATCTGGCCAATCATTTCTCAGATCCCAGCCACACGGCAAAAGCACCAGTCATGGCGCCGGCAACAACGCTAATAAGCGCACTTTGCTGCGTGCTAAGGTCGGGCTGCGTCAGCGCCCACTCGATGCAGCGTATATACATAATCGTCATCACGGCCATCATCAGACGCGGCATGATCTTATATTCCAAAAGCTTTTCCATCTTACACCTCTATGTTGATGTTAGTGCCTTGCGGCCTGTCAGCATTGGTCTTGGTGCCGAACTTATCATAACCCTTGCCCAGATCCAACTTCTGCTCCCTAAGCGCCTCCAGATGCGTGTGGTTGGCCCTATGCTCCTTTGTTACCCGCTGCTCCACCAGATGCGCCTCTATACGCTCACGCGATTGCGTTTGCTGGTGTATGTCTGACTGCACGTTAAACGGTGCCGATCCTATGCCTGACACGCCGTCTGCCATCAGCGACGCACCGCGATCCAGACAAAGCCAAACAGCGCGCCAACGCAAATCAGAAACAGCAGTAAGCCAGCCGCCCATGCGATGATCGTTTCCTTGCGCTCGATGCGCTTATACATTGCGTCTTTCTGCTTCTGCCGGATGTCGTTTTCCATGCGGATCAGTTCTTGCCACGCAGACGGGCCAAGCGTTTCGCTAATCATCTTGCGCAGCTCGTCGCGCATATTCTCGCGCTGCTTCTTCTGCACAAACAGATCCATCGCCTGCTGCTCGACGCTGCCGAAGCTCTGATACCATTTTGGGTTTTCTACGCGCTTCGCTGCAAAGTCGAAGTCGCTGATCGCCTTAGACCAGCGCCCCAGATCGCCAGCCATGCCCTCCAGATCCCGCCCGATCTGGCAGCCCTTGCGTATTGCGTTGAACGCGGTGGACGCTGCCATGATTGCCGTGGCGGGGTCTATCATGGCTCATCGCTCCATCAGGCGGTCTATTTTCTCTTCTATTCGATCAAAGCGCGCCACGATCTGCGCCATGACGGCTGTGCTGTCTGCCTTGGTGACGTAATCCTTGGCCATTTCTTCGCGGGTCTTGTTCAGCAGAATATTGAGGCGCTGCATCTCGTCCACAGCGCTTTTCAATACCCAGCCGATCAGGCCCAATCCGGCAGTCAATGCCGCCGTCCAAAGCAGATCAGCGTCCATCAGTAAGACCCTTCCCAGACGCGCATCTTGGCAAACTCGCCTGACATCATCTTGCGCTTGACGACTTCCTTGGCCGCCTCTGTATCAGACCACGCCACACCGGCTTCCTTGAGCCATGCGCCAAGCACAGCGCCGTCTACGAAGCCCACAAGCCGGTTTTCGCCTGACATGCCTATGCCAGCGTCTTTCGCTGCCTGCGCGTCTCTCAGAGACTGGCTGACGTCATGGCGCTGCTTGATGACCATGTGGTCATGCTCGAAGTCGATCTTTTCCGAAATCTTCGCCATGTCTTATTTCTTCTTGGCGCGTTTCGTTGGTGCGGGTGCAGGCGCCGGCTCAACATCGCCAGTGACGATCAGTGCGTCTGGGCGAACGCGCATCAGCGTTTCAACCTCTGCGTTTGGCAGCTCGGCGTTATCGCCTTTGACCAGCTTGCCGATTGACGTGTGTACCTTGTGGCCTACAACTGTAACTTTTTTCATGTCGATCCCTCGTTAAGCAGAGGGGGCGTGAAGCCGCCCCCTCTTGTAGTATATTACGATGTGGTGTTGTCGTAAATTGCGCCGTTGGCTTTCTCGTTTTTCGAGCAAAGCGCCAGCTCTGTTGTCACCTGACGTGTAGTGTTGTCGCCATTTTTGGCCAAGGCAACGTTCTTGGTTCCACGCAATACTGCGCATTCCCACATGTTGTCTTGCAACACGAACACGTCACGGCTGCGGTTTTCGCGTGACGGCATGAACTGCACGGTTCCCCACGGTGTCACATATACCGCGAGCGACTTGACCACAGTCTCGTCACCGGCTTGCACCGCTGAGCGCTGGTTGTTGTTACCAGTAAAGCCCAAAGCAACATTCATCTGGAAGGCTGACAGATACACTGTATCTGGCTTGCCGCCTTCTTCCCAGATTGACTGCATAACGTCGTCAAACTTGGCCTGCGAAAACGCAGTTGGAGTGCCGTCGTCTGTACGCGCGTCTGTGCCGTCGCCGGTTGGGTTTGCACCAGAGTTACCAGACTGGAAGTTTACGTTTGTAATCAACCATGATGGTACACCACCAGTTTTACGCGCAGCAGTGTTTGACCCTACTACGTTTCCTTGGTTGGCAAACAACGCCTTCTCGATGTCTAGCTTCTGCTCTTTAGCGATAAGCAATGTTTGATACGCCATTTCTTTGGCGCGGCCAGCATTGTCTACTGCTTCATCGGTATCGGAAATAACCACAGCGTTCTTAAAAATCTGGGTTCTCGCTCCGAGGCGCACAGTCGGCGTAACGGCATCGGCAGATGTCGCGTCACCTTCAATGTGAGCGTTTACGGCTGACGCGCGCAACGCTTGTGTTTGCCACTCAACCAGAGTGTTTTTAGCTTTTGTTTTAGCAGACTTGCTGTAAAACGGTGTCTCAGATGGGTCTACATTGTAGATTACATCTGCCAAATCTTCACGGATTCCTACGGAATCATATGTGTCGAATGTATTTGCCGGTTGGGCCATTGTCGTTTCCTTTCAAGGAGTTAGCTTTTTAACATCAAGCTCAATGCGTCATCGATTGAGCCTGTCTTCTGCAAGCGCTGATGCGCTTTTTTACGGGTAGCAGCCTGTCCGTCTGGGCGTTTCTTTGCGCCAGCCTTAACAACGGGTCGAACGCCATCAGCTTTTGACTGTGACTTCTGTTTGTTGGCAACCAGTTGACGATACTTGCGCGCGTCGTTTAACGCCCGCACATATCTCGCATCGGATACGCCAGCCATCTCCTCCGGCGTGAAGCCGTAGTGGATGCCTGCGTCCATGATACCCGCCTTCAGCTTTTCGCCTTTTTCGGGATCTGCGATCTCAGGGATATACTGCTTCAGCACTTCCGCTTGCTCTGCAAGGTAGGCTTGTCTAGCCGCTTGACTTTGCTGCGCTTGCTGCTGCTGCATTCCCTGCAACTGAATTAATTGCTGGTCGTGCGCGGCCTTTGCCTCGTCATATGTGAGCTTCGCTTCCATGTATCCGATTGGATCTTGGTCAAAAAGCTCTTTCGACGGTGGGGTTGGGGCTTGCAGACCACCTTGCTGGGCTTGTTGATACATAGCCAAGACTTGTTGCTGCTGTTGGGCCAATGCTTGAGCCTGCTGCTTGTATTGCTTTTCCAAGGCAGCATTTTCCTGCATTTTTTGATTGATGTAACCCTGACCCGCCGCAGATTGCTTTAACTGATCCAGTGTCCAACGCTCTTCTTTGCCGTTAATTTTAACGGGGATAAGGTTGGTGTCTTCAGCCGCCTCTACTAGGTCGTCGTCATCAATTTGGTCATCTTCGACATATTCTGCGTCTTCTATGTCATCGCCGGATGCCTCGACGTCATCATCGCTCTCTGCAACATCTTCAACTGCCTCGCTCTCAACGTCTTGAGATGGCGCTTCAGCTGCTTCCACTGCTTCGCTTTGATTTTCTTCACTTGGCTCTGGGGCCAACATTGCCTCTACGGCATTATCTAGGCTAGTCGCTTCCACGGTGCTAGTTCCTTCGTTTGCGATCTAAAATGACCTCTGCTGCAATCGCAGCGTCGAGTGCGTCACCGATCTTGTTTAACGCACGCAGTATCGCGTGCGCCTCCTCGCGCATCTCTATGTCAGAGGCTGCGCTGTTGGCGAAGATGCGCATTTGCTCTTCGCGAACATCGTCCACGAACGTCTGAAACGCCGTGTCATTCTTTAGCCGCTTTGCGTCATCGGCTTGTATGCGGATGTCAGCGCTCATTGAGGCGTACCCTGAGCCATGCCGCCGATCATGCGCATTTTATCCTGCTCCGCCTTCACGCGCGCCACGTCTACGGCGGTGCCGTATTGGCCATATATCTTAGCGGCATCTACCATAAGATCCTGAGCCATCTGGTCACGCTTCAGATCATCATCTGCCGCCGCTTTCTGCGCGTCGAGCTGCAGCTTCATCATATCTGACTGCATCTTGCCCTGCGCCTTGATCTGCTCAGCCTGCAGGAATGCGGCGTTTGGATCTTGCGCCTGACCCTGCTGCGCCATCTGCGCCTGCTGTTGCTGCTGCATCTGCAGCATCTGCATCTCGATTTCCGGCGTAATCGGCGCGAAGTAGCGGTCGGCATTGCGCACGCCTGACAGCGCCAGACTGTCTGCCAGCGTATTGCGGATATTGGTCAGCGATACCAAGCCGTTCATTGGCCCATATTGCTGGTAAACCATCTGCTGCATCTGCAACGCCTGCTGTAACGCCATCTGCTTCTCTTCTTCGCGGCCAGTGCCAAGCCCGACGTTGATGCTGATGTCCATCGACGTATCCCAGACACGCGGATCGACTGGCACAAACTGCCCGTTCATCCGCATCATCTTCTGCTCGTCCATATTCTTATTCATCAGGCGCAGCATGACGCCAAACAGGTCGCGCAGGCCGTCAGCCAAGTTGCGCACCATCACCTCTGTCTGGCCCGCAGCGGCCTGCACAGACGCCTGAACGGCTGCTTTGGTGGTAGACTGTAGCGCGTCAGGATTAAGCCCCACAGAGGCGCTTGTGACGCCCGTCTTCTGCTCGGTCAGCTGATCCATATACGCCAACGCAGACAGCGTCTGGCCGGCAACAAACGGCACGCTGAGATCCTGCACAGATCCAGCTTGGCGCATCCGCACAAGTGACCCGATCTCGTTATTTAGCACATCGTCGATATTTACTGCGCCGTCCACGATCCCAATGCGCGGATTGTTGGTCATCGCCACGTTATCTAAGATGCCGCGCAGAATAGACGTCGCGGCGTCTTGATCGTTTTCCACCAGCTCAGAAAGGCTGTGTCCGTACCAGCTGTGTGGCTCTGGGTCGATCTCAAACTTGGCAAACGGGATCTCGTCACACGGCATGAAGTCTAGCAGCTCGTATGATGTGCCGCCGCAAAGAAACTTGTACAGCACCGGCACGCCGGTTCCGTCCACATCCATACGCATATAGGCTTCCGTGATGCCCACAAGCTTCATGGATGGGTCTAGCTCGTCTTCGTCTGACAAGTCTTCCTCGTAGCCTTGGCGCTCAAGCACCTCTGCGCCAGACATGTCGTTTGTGCCGTCAAACGGCGTCAGGTTGGATATGACCTCGAAGTCGAAGCCCATCTCTACCAGATCGCCGACGCGCATATCTGTGCGGTGCGCCACGACATATGCGTCATCAAATGACCGGCAGTCGCGGTTTACGAAAAACTCTTCTGGCGGGATGCTTTCGATACGCAGCTCGCCCTTCATTTCAGTGCGGCTAATCTTGACCGAATGGACAGGAAGCTCGATCTGCATGCCCATCTCGTCCACCTCGATCGACATTTCCATCGTATGCTCGATCACGTCCACGTTATCCTCTTGGATCAGAAACGTGTATTCGTCATCAGACAAGTCGGTGTAGGTGTATATTTCCGCAACGGGGTAGTCGTGCCAATATGCTTTCACGATGCCCTGCTTCTTCACCATGGCGTCTTGGAAGGCGTCGTTTAGAACGCGGTAGCCGTTCAAGCGCGTAAACTCGTGCTGGATGTAGCTGGTGGCCTGCTCAGCCAGCGCAACGTCTTCTGGCCCCTTCGGGATAAACTCTACCGGCCTCGCGGTGGACATGAAGATCCGCATCAGGCTTGGCTTCACAGAGCGGATCGTATCGCGCACCTTCGTTGACACAACCTTGCTGCGCCCGTCTTCGTGGCCAATATCAACCTCGCCGTCGTAGTAGCGCTGCGCCTTTATGCGGTCTTCGCTGATCTCGCTTTCAACGAAGTCAACGGCCTCGCTGATCGCGTTCTGCACGATGCTTTCGATTTCACGGCGATCTTTTGGCTGTGGTTGCATGTTATTCTCCGCTTTGTGCGCCGTAAGTTGTCAGGCCGAAAGTCACAAGCGCGTCCGTTATCTGTTGCGCGCGTGTTGGGTCTTGAAGCCGCTTGGCCTCTTGTAACAGAACAGGCACCAGTCTGTCACGATCTACGCCCTGCATCGACAGTAACTCACCAATCTCTCGATTTAGGTTTGACCGCTTGGCCCCATAAAGCACCTCGTCGATCATACGGTTTACTGGGTCGGCGAACATCCCTTGATAGGCGCGCGCGATGGGTGACGGTTTGCGCATGCTGTCTGGTTCTCTGATGTCGGCCAAACTTTCTGCGGCCTCTTCTCGGAAAGCAGTTTGCGATCCGGCCAAAACATCGCCGCGCGTGCCGGAAAACTCTTTTTCGGCAAACAGCCTCTGCGTGACCGCATCCGCGTCCGGCTTGCCAAGCAGAAGCTGCAATTTCTCGCGGTTCCAAGACTTGTCAAATTGCTGCCACGCGGATGCCGCATCGCTTCTTGATGTGCCCATAAGGGCGGCAATGTATTCTCTCGCGCCTTTCACATATGCGTCACGCTCAAGCGGTTTCATTTTATCGAGCATCGCCTTCAAGTCTTCTGGCGAAAGCGCGGATGTCGGGCCGCCGGCAAACACAGTGCGCCCATTGTCCACCGCACGCTCAATCTGTGAGCTTTCGGCGTATCCGGCGCGCGCTGTGGCGTAGTTTGGTATTTCGTCAAGACGCCTGTCCATATCATCTAATATGGGCATCAACTGTCTGACTTTGTTGTTCTGCCCAGCTATTCTGGCAGACGTAATCGCGTCACCCAAGGCGCTGCGGGCGTTGTGGAGCTTAGACGCCGAAACTGGCCCCTCCTTGCCCAGATCACGCAGAACGGCGTTTAGGCCGCTTCTGACGTTGGCTGCAGCGTCGTCTGCCATCAGAACCAAGCCAGAACGCAACGCGCTGACGTCGAACTCTGCGCCGCTCTGCATAGCAGCATCATACATTGGCCCAAGCTCAGAAGACTTGCGCATGGCCTGCGCTGCGCGCTCTTCAGACGCTGCAATCGCGGGGCCGATACGCTCAGACATAACTTGTTCTACGCGCTCTCCTGCACCGCCTGCGCGCTGCTCAAGCTGCCTGCGTAAGACGTCTGCGCCCTCGCCCTGCATGGTGGCCAACCCCTGCGCCATGCTGCGCGGAGATCCTGCAATGTCTGCGACTGTTCCCTCTGGGCCAAGTGAGCGTAAATACGCTTGAATATCTTGGCCAGCCACCTGTGGCCTCTGCAGCGCACGGCCAGCTCTGCGCAGCGCAGCCCCGCTGAATCCCTCTTCGCCGCCGCGTACTATGTTTTGAATGCCTCTGGTTGTTGCGCCAGCCACGCGACCCGCCACTGGCGCAGCAGCGCCAATCGTTGCTCCTGCTGCTGCAGTAAACGGCGAAACCTCTGCCATGCGTGGCCCGAAGCCACCTTCGCCGCCAGCGAACTCTGGGAGCGTCGCTGTCGCTGCACCTGTGCCTGCGCCAGTTGCAACCTTCCCTGCCGTTCCTAATCCTCTAGCCAAACGCATAGACGTGCCAACAGGCAACACTGCACCCGCAACGCCGCCTGCGACTTCGCCTTTAGCAAACTGCTCTGGGGCCAGAAGCTGCGCCGCCTCGTCGCGCTGGCGTACAAGGTCACGATATTTTGCATATGCTGCCTTTGCGCCTTCAATGTCGCGCTTGCGGATTAACTCGTTTGCCGCTTGGTATGCGCCAGCGATCTCGTCAGCCAAACCTAAGCTGACGCCTTTCTGCGCGCCGCGATATGTGGCGATGGTTTCAATTTCAGCCTGCCTTGCTGGCTTGCGTTTTTTACGTGCAGCGTCCAGCGCCTTCTGGCCGTCTTCGCTTATCGTTCCGGCGGCCTCAAGCTTTTCCAATGCGGCGATCGCCGCTTGAACATTAGAGGCTTCGGCGTATGTCATATCAGCCATGTTAACCTCCGCTCGGTGGGTTTAGCATTTTAAGCGCTTCTTCTTCTGTCATGGACGGCGTGGGTATATCTGCGCCGCTGCCAAGAAGACCCCTGACACTCTCAAACGGATCTGGCAGGGCGGCGATAGCCTCTTCTGCCTGCTGAATGCTAAAGTTTGGATCAGTAAGCGCTCTAGACGCGATGCGTCCTACGCTTTGGTTGTGCTTAGTAATTGCAACCATGCTGCCAATAATAAGCTTGTTACCGTTTGGCTGGTTTTGGATGGCGGGCAAAGACGCCTTATACAAAGCCAAGTCTGCATCCGAAATAACGCCAGAACCGGCTGGCCTCTGCGCTGGCACAAGCTGGCTTATTATGGCTTCCGCTGCCGCCGCAGGGCCGCTTCTAAAGTCTACGCCAAAATATTGGTTTGCGCGTGACAAGAAACCTGCGCTTAATCCGGTGTCGCTTTCATCAAGCAGGTCGCTTAATAACTCAATTCTGCCAAGATTAGCTGAAGCATCGCGGCCAGCTGCAGCCATTTCGGCATAATTTCTACCCAGCTCTTTCTGGCCATACTCTTGGAACGTTCCATCACCGCCCACATTAACACTTGTCGCGCCAGCTTTGCTGATGGCCGTCTTGTAGTCGAGGAATGTACCCTTGAAACCATCCTTAACAGCTTGAGCATATTCTCTCATGCCCGCTGTGCTTGTATCCTTCGGCGTCTCCAGCGACTTACTGACCAGCGCATTCATAATATCCTTTGCGCCGATTGCCCCGCTCTCCACGGCATCAGCATAATCGTTGTACCCCATCCTGCGCAGATACTCGACCGTCTTGTTCTTCGTTGCAGTCGCCTGCCGCTGCGTGCCGCGCGCCCTGATCGCCTCGCCAGCCCGCAGCTCCGGCATGATGAGCGGATCGAGCGCCGCAGCAAATTGTTCCGCTCTGCTTAGGCCGGTTGTCGGGCTTCGTTTGCCAAGGTAATCCATGATGCCGCCGAAGCCGCTTCTGCGCTGCTGCGGTGCTGCCGCTGCCTGCGGGCGATCCTGCCGTAGCGCTGACAGTGGCGCGCGTGGCGCTGCTTGTGGTGCCGTTCCGCTGGCCAGCATCTGCATGCGCAGCTCTTCTTCGCGCGCCCTATCGAATGGAGTTGCCATCGTGGTTTGCCCTTCTCCTAAAATCGTCTTCACATAGTTTTGCGTTTCCGCAATATTTGGCACCCTGCCAAGTCTGGCCACGCGCGTTGGCCCAGCGTTATACGCGGCCAGTGCAAGCTCTGGGCTGCCAAAGCGTTTGAGCTGCTGGCTTAGATACTTTGCAGCGCCTTCCAAGTTTTGCATTGGATCTGTCGGGTCTACGCCAAGCTCCTTGGCCGTCGCAGGCATGAGCTGGCCGAGGCCGATCGCGCCCTTCGGGCTTACGACGTCCGGCCTAAAGCTGCTCTCCTGCTGTATGAGACGCATGAACATTTCGGGGTCTATCCCGTACTTGCGTGCCGCGTCTTTGGCTGCTTGGCGATAATCCATCTGCTACCTCGGAAACATGCTTGCGCCAAGCTGCAGATAGTTGAACAATCCTGGTTGCATTGACTGCGTTGTCGTTGACTGATCTGGCGTAGCCCCAAGCGCCGCCAATGGCGCTGCGAGCGCTGCTGAAGGCGCGCCGGTGTAGCCAGCATATTGCGCCTTGGCCGCGTCGATGAGCGACTGCTGCAACATCTGCTGCAGTAGACCCTGCTGCATCTGCTGCTGCTGGATCGCCTGCCCTGTGCCGAATGCCTGCTGGCCAAGCCCCGCAAGCTGCTGAGCTGCACCCAAACGCGTTCCCATTGCAGCCTGCTGCGCCGCCAAGTTTTGCGCCTGAGCTGATGCCTGCTGCTGCGCCGCGAATTGCGACGCCGCCGTCTGAGCGCCAACATCCTGACCGGCGAGGCCAAGTGCAGTCTGGTAGCCCTGCTGGCGCAGCCTTGACGCGGCGTCTAGCGCCTGCTGCCCGTAGCCAAGCCGCGTCTCTGCCTCGGCAATGCCTTGGCGTGAGCCGCCGAACGCGCCTGCACGCTGCGCCTGCGCGCCTTGCAGATTTAGCGCCTGCTCCTGCGCGGTGCCAATGTCACGCATCGTCTGCTGCACGACTTGGCTTTCATACGGGTTGGTGTATGGCGCGAGGCTTGTGCCTGCGATCTGCGATGGCCGGTAGGCGGTCGGGCGTATGCCCATAGGCGTGAAGCCCAGACCCTGCTGCGTCGCGCCCATTGCCTGCTGCAATGCGCCAGCCGCTGCCTGATTTACGTTAAACTGGCCCTGCGGCGCGAGCGGCGCGTATTGCGCTTGGCTTGGCTGCGGCATGGGGCGTGGCTGCTGGCCGAATATGCCGCCCTTGAGGCCGCCAGATGGCATTGGCAAGCCTTGGTTTGGCAAGTTTGGATTTGGCCGCATGGTCGGGCCGCTTGGAGGCAGCATGGCGGTAAGCTCGTTTGGCCCTTGATCCAAAGGCGGCCCTTGGTAAATATCTGACATGCTGTAAGGCTGCTGCGGGCCAAGAGTGCCAAGCCCCGTGTCAATCGGGCCGGTAGCGACGCCAACATTGCCCCCCATGTTTACATCGCCGGACGACATGCCGTTTGGCATTACAATGCTTGGCCCGCCGAGCGCCGCCTGTGGCCCCATCTGCGTCGGCCCGCGATAGCCGTTCGATCCTGCGCCCTGCAGGGGTCTTCTGCGATATGGATCCATCACCGGTATCGCTGGCACGTTGCTAATTGAACTGCCACGCATTCCGGCGCTTGGCATCGGCGGGCCGCCCATCGCCTGCGCTGCTGGCATTGCGACCTGACCGCCGCCCTTTGCACCTTGTCCAGCCATCTTATGCGCTCCTTCTAACTAAGCCGACCACAAAGAATTGGGCCGTGCGGGCGGCAAAATGTATGCCACCCATGATTGTGCGTTTCTTGCCTCTTGCGAAGTCAATGTAATCCCTAAACTCTGAATAATGGTTGTGGGCCTTGCCTTCCGCAATCTTCTTGCTGCCAAGATGCCGATAACCTCTGCGTATGGCCTCGCCCCACCACTTGCCGTGCAGCTTATCCATACACCAAACAACGGCCTCGCGCTTCATGCGAGGCGTAAACGCACCAGAGTTTACAGCGTGGGTCGCAACCACGCATCCACCACCGCCGCCACCGCCGCCTCCGCTGTCACCGCTGTCGCTAGATGTTGGACGTGCGGGTGGAGCGGTTGAGGCCGCAGATGGAACCAAGTCGCCGCTTGGCGTCATGACATACTGCGTCGGGGCTGCGCTTACATCGTCTGGCCGCTCGTAACCGCCGGTTGACGTGCTATAAATCATCCCAGATGGCGCGGCCTCCTGCATCTCCGTGACGGTCGGGGTTTCAATCGGGTTATTTACACCGCCAACCTGATAAGTGTCATCAAGCAATATCTGGCCAAGCAATGTATTCGCCGCAATGCCAGTTACGCCTTCTTGGATGTCGTCCACTACCTGCTGGACAGTTGACGCTTCACTTGTGTCGGTTATCCCTTCGGCGGGATCTGTAATCATCGTGGAAGCCTGCACATTTGATGGCGGCAAATATGCCGCAGCACCCGCTGCGTCAACCATCTCCGGCGTTATCCCGTAGCCAGTTGATTGGCCTGTCGGGTCTTGCGCTGCTTGCGCGGCCTGATAATCGTAAACAGTTTGGAAGGCTTCATCGTATTGTGGGTTAGTTGGGTCGGTTGCCACGATTTGCTGCGCAATCTGAACCTCTGGCGGCGCGATATTGAATATCTGGTCATTAGGCTGGACGGCCAAATTTGGGTTAGCGGCAAAGCTAGTCATCTCGTAAGATACGTTTTGCGGCCCCGCCATTGCTTGAGCCTGCGCAATCGCCAGCTCGTTTTCGCGCTGACGCTCACGCTCCTGCGCACCTGTCATATATTGGCCATAGTCAACAGGCTGCTGGACGCGTGATCCGACTTGGCCGGTCACGGGATCAATGAAGAAGCTGTCGATAAACTCTTTCTGCGCTGGTCGTCTCGCCGCAAGCTCGGCAACAGATTGCTCGTACATTGGCGCGGCGCTGTAGCCAGACACGCCGCCCGCATATTGCGTTGGCGGGGCCATGCCGCCCATGACGTCTGCCTGAGACATCTGCGGCCCCAAGCCAAACGCGGATGCAACGTCAGCGGTCTGCTGGAAGCCCGCCTGCTGGAACGGCGTAAACGCGGCAACATCTGGCCCGTAATATGGAACGTATCCAATCTGGCTAATGCCTTCGGCCTTTGCCAAGTTACGGCGCGCAGCCTCTTCAATGTATTCTGGGATCGTAACTGATGACGTTGTTGACCCGCCTTTGCCGCCTGCCATTATTCAAACTCCTTCACATATGAGGCGTGCAGTGGCACCCAGCCATGCGCCTTCAGTGGTTTCTTCCAGCCAAACCGGCCCGTCATGGTCAACGCAGAGCATCCTTGCGCTTTTGCCCATGCTATCACATCTTCATGCATTTCTAAAATCTGATCCAACTCGCCGCCGCCAAGAAACACGTTTAAAACTTTCTTTCTCGGATATACCACTATTTCGGTCACTATGCACCCCCTCGGCGTGGGCCAGAGCTGCATCGTTCCCTTGTATATACCTTCGGCCACGTCGATGAAGTCATGCGTGCCGCCGGAATACTCCAAGGCAGCCTCAATCCAGTCACGGCATCTCTCCAGCTCTTTATCCATGAAGCCTCGTAATTGCTAAGGTTGACGCGGGTATCGCTGGCACCGGCGAAGACGCTGCGGTGTAATTCAGAAAGCCGCTTGTGCTGTCGATCATGTAATTCACTTCCAAGTAGTCATTCGCCGCAACAGTGAATATCTGCGTGCGCGACGTGATCAGCGTGGCGTTATTCTGGTGCAGCGCAGTGGTCATGCCGCTGTCTGCCACGTTTGTGCCGTTGACGCTTGGCCAGAAATAGAAGTGAACAGTGCTGGCTGACGTTGATGATATTTGCGCCGAGAACGATACAACATATTGGCCCGCCTCCTCGAACACGATGCGCGACGCTGGCGTGCCTTGCGTGATGCCGTCATTGCCTGTGGGCGCGTCATATGTGAGCTTGTACGCCGTGTTGGCGGCAACAGGCGTGACGTCTGACGTCAGGATGAAATCAGCGTGGCCATCTTCCAGCACAACTTGCCGCCACTCGCCGTTTTTGCTGACAACAGGATACAAGTTTGTGCGATCCCACATCAGCACGCCATCTTCTGCTGCGCTTTCGCCGCCCGTCTGCTGCACAAGCGGTGATCGCGTCTGACCAAGATAGAGCATCATGCGCCGCGCCCATGACTTCCAGTCATCGCCCTGCGGCTCTGGTGCGCGGTACTGCTGCGTCATCTACGTCCACCCGCAACAGTGTCCAGTCGGTTTATGCCAACGCGCCAGTCGGCAAGCCTTGCCCCGTCAACGCGCATCCGCACCTGACGGCCAGTGAAGCGCATGCTGGTTGGGTTGGCCATGCTAAACGGCCCGTATGATCTCTCGGTGCCGTTTGGATAGAAACGCGTCTTAAACGTAGCGCTGACATCGCCTTGCGTTTTTTCGTCTGGGATCATCTCCGTCACGCTAATCACGTTATCGCCGGTGCCAAGCATAATCGGGCCGGTTTCCGCGAACGGCGTCAAACCGCCATACTCGAAGCCGATCTCATGCTCGTATATCTTCTTGTCTGACGGATCAAACATCATCGGCTGCCTGAATGTGCCGGAGTCAGATCCTGCCGTGCGCGCCAGCTCGCCAATAGACCACGTATTCTCAACGTAATTATACACGGCGTATCTGTTGTTTTCGTTTGATGAGCTGGACGGGTAGAACCACCATATCTCGCCAAAGTCGCCATTTGACATGGCAAACGCCTTGCTGATTTGCGCGCGGTTGATGTCGTTAAACACGTAGTCAGACACGTCACTCTGGATCTCCTGCACGCCGCCGCCGGTGTAGGCGTAAAACGCATGCACGCCCATCCAGAAGCACCCAGCGTCAACCTTGGCATATGCAAGATTAGCCGCAAGCCCGCAGGCTGCGCCAACGCGCTCAATGCCGTACACATATGGCGGTCCGATATAGTTGGCCACATGCGCGTCTGTCGTTGTCAGGATAAGCGTCTGCCCGCGAACATTCACGCCAGCCATAATCTGCCCGCTCGTCTGCAGCTCAAGATCGCCAGCCTCGTTTGTCGCGGCAGGCGTCCAAGTCGTGTTGTCTTCGCGGTCAGACCACTGAACAAGGCGTGGATTGCCGCCTGCGCCGAGGCACATCAAAAAGCGCTCTGCCGTGACAACAATGCTGCGGTTATTAACTGGCGCGTTGGCGACCTGCGCAGCAATCGTGCCGGTGTTAAGCTGCCATTCGTAAACCTTGCCGTCGTCTTCGTTATTGGCCAGCAAGTATTCGCCCCACGGCTGCAACGCCCAAGCAGTCGCTGGCTGGATGCGTACAGTGTCTGGCCGCGCAACGCCGTATGCGTAGCTGCCAAATAAGCCGCCGCCGTATCCAGTAAACGCTATGGCGTCTTCGCGACCAGCGGTCAGGCCGCTCGGCGTGATGTCAAATTGGTTGCCCGCGCTGTTGTAGACGTAAAGCTTGTTATATGTGCCGGCAGCAATCCAGCGGTCGCTGCTGTTGTCGATCCACGTTGTCATGCCGCGCGTGATCGCAGCGGTTGCCGTGTCAGATCTCTTACGCCAACCCTTGACCGGCTGCATCGTGCCGTCGATCCAACGTATCAGGCTGGCATCGCGCCAGCGACCCATGCTCTGCAAGTCGGTGCCGTTGCGGTAAACCCCAGCGGGTACGTCTAATCTAATCAGGGCCATCGTTGCCTCGTTGGTGTTGCGCGCTTGCCGCAGTGTAACACATGACCATTTGATGCGCAAAAGGGCAGCGTTTTGCTGCCCCTAGCGTTTTCGTTATGCTGCGCGTCTATTCCGCGTCAGGCTCAAGGGCGGCTTTCAGCTCGGCCATGAAGCCCTGCCTGCCCATCTGAAGCTGCACCAAGTTAAACTGCGCAGATCCGATCTTCTGGTCTAGCGAATTGATGTGATTTATGCACATCTTTGCAGTGTCGCTCAGTTGATCTTCAGTGTATTCTACATCGTCAATCGTAATGACCTTTTTGTCTTCAGTCACGTTGATCTCCTTTCAGGTTATGCTGCTTCTTCAGATACCCAAGGCATTCCCGCAGCAGTGGTTGGATTAGCTATTGCATCAATCTTAGCAGCAATAGCAGCTTCAGTGGCATCCTTATCCACCGATCCGTGTACCCAGCCCAATACTATTGTTTCAGTCAAGTCAGCGTAAGGAATAAACCCTGCTGCTGATGGGTCTGGTGTGTATGATGTTGTTCCATAAGAACGTGCAGAGTTTCCATCTGCGTCAGTGCCTAAGCAATACCAGTGTGCAGTGATTACAGCACCGTCTGATATTTCATGCTCCATGTTGGAGATAGACCAAGTGTAAGTGATAGCCATAGCTTTTTCCTTTTCCGATTATGCGTTTTCTAGGGCAGTGATCCGTGCCTCTAGTTCTTTGATTGTAGCGACCAAGAGTGGCACTAGCTTGCTTTGGTCAATGCCTTGGTAGACAGGGTTGCCATCTGCATCGACTTCGTTGTGTGTGCCTGTGATAGCTTCTGGTACGACTGTTTGAACTTCGTGTGCTAGGAAGCCGTCCACTGTTGTGTCTGCATCTGCAATGAAGTTGAACCGTTTTGGCTCTAGCTGCTTTAGGCGGTCTGTTGCACCTGACAGTTCAACTATGTTTTCTTTCAGGCGGTGATCTGAAGAAGTGTTGTATGATGTTGAGGAACTACCCGCTGCAATATGACCAACAGCAACGTTATTTTGGCGAAACTCAATTTTGTAAACAGCGCCTGTTGTGTTGTTATTATTGTAGGTGTGAATTTGATTAGTGCTTGTAAGATTACAAATGTAATTTGCACCACCGTTTGCGTACAGTATTGCACCAGTTGATCCAGTAAGACTGCCATCAAGGTTATTTACATAAAAATTTCCAAGGCTATTAAAGTACCCTCTAGGATTACCATCACCATCCGACAGCACGATGTTGTTGCTTGAGGTGCGGATGTCTAGGCCGTTTTCGTTGCCGTTGTAGCGTCCGATGATGGTGTTTCTATTGCCAGATTGCATTTGATTACCAGCACCATCACCTACAAAAGTGTTGGAAGTTCCTGTGCTGTAGTATCCAGCAAGACGCCCAAGATAAGCATTTCGCTCGCCCGTACTATTAGTGTACCCCGCCTCATACCCAATGGCAGTGTTGTTGCTGGCGGTGTTTGATTGAAGTGCATCCCTACCTATTGCAGTATTATTACTGCCACTAACATTGAAATACATAGAGTTTATACCAACCGAGGTGTTGTTAGCTCCAGAACTGTTAGTATAGAGTGCTTGCATTCCAAGGGCAGTATTGGCTGAACCAGAGCTGTTAGTATATGCAGCACGATACCCAAACGCTGTGTTGTTGTTGTTAGTATTAGAGTTTAACGCCTGTTTACCAACGCCTACATTGCCTGTGCCGTTTTCTATTTCGATAGAGCCTGACAGGTGGAGGTCACGAAAGCGGTGTGCGCCTTGTCCAATATCAATAGCATCATTACGCACACTATTTGTGGACACATTCACAGGAAGTATTCTGTCTGATGATGCATCAAAATACACACCTACATCATCAGAGCCGATTGATATTGCACCACCATTACAGGCAATACTCCCCACCGCAGCGCCATCTTTCTCAAAGCCGACAATAGCACCCTCCGATGAAAGCCTAGAAAACCTAGCAGCATAATCGCCATTAGCAGTACCTCTGACCTCTCCATTAGATCGTAAGGCAATACCTGCTGTACCTGTTGCTATAGTGGTCTTACCCACCAGCAAGTTACCGCTAGCATCGATGCGAAACTTAGAAGCACCATCATCACGGACATCAAACATATAGTTAGGGGCTGTACCTATAACATTTAAAAGAAAGCCATTAGTATTTGATGCTGTTGTAATATCTAAAGTAGTATTCGGGCTTGCTGTACCAATACCAAGACGTTCAGTACTCGCATCCCAGAATAACTTTGGCGTGGAGCCTGTGTCCTCGTAAAAGCTGATGTCGCCTGTTTGACCTACTGTAAGCGTATTTGCAGAACCATCTAAATTCTTAAATGTATGTTGGAAAGAGTTATAATAGTTGTAGCTTGGTTGAAGCTGTATTCTGTTACCACTGCTGTGTTCAATTAAAGGATAGTTTGCGCCTGTCGCTTGAACAGTCAGCCCATCGCTGGACAAAACCCCAGTGATGTCTACACCTGTGCTGGTGGTGGCGAATTTCTGAGAACCATTGTAGTAAATATTTACGGCTCCATCTGTAAGAGCCTCTACTTTCCACTCAGTTCCAGAGGCATTTTGAAAGCCAGTATTTGCGTCACTCTGTATAAGTAAGTTACCAGTGCCAGAATCCTTAATAAAACTATTAGACCCATCATGATAAATCTGTAAATCTGACGAATTTCCAAAAATGGCTTTGTCGTTGTCGCCAAACGTAATATCCGCTGATGTACTTGCGCCAGCTAAGGTTGTCGTGCCTGTGGCTGTTAGATCAGTCGTTGTCGTTAAGCCGGTGACTGTCACCCCGCCCGACGTCGTCACCAGCTTCGCGCTATCTGCATACGACAGTGTTCCGGCAGCGGTTTTACCGCCGATCGCGTTGATGATCGTGTCGAGGCTATCGAAATCTGTGTTGATCTTCGTTCCCCACGTATCCTCTGACGCGCCTACCTCTGGCTTCGTTAAGCCATATGCCGTTGTTGTCGTATCTGCCATGTCATTCTCCTATGCCGCATCGGCCCAAGTTTCGCTTGAAGCTGATGCCGGTGTCCAATCCGTCGATGTGGGGGATACAGCCGCCCAGCTTTCTGGCGTGCTGCCTGCATCTTGCCACGTTTTGCTGTTTTCCGCAACAGGCGTCCACGTCTCAGGCGTGTCAGGCTCAGGCTCCCACTTCTTGCGACCATTTGCGACCACAGACGCCGCGCACACGATGGTCGCGCTGTCGCTCTGCACGCGGTTGCATGTGGCGCTGACAGTTGCTACGCAGGCGGCGGTGGCGCTGTCCTGATATACCGCAACGGCGCTTGCCGCTGTGGATGCCTGCACAGCAACCAGAGCAGCGCCATCACGAACCCTGAGACCAGACGCGGCAACGGATGCGGCAGCGGATACGGAAGCGGAGCCAATATGCACACGCTCAGCCGAAGCCGTAACGCTGGCAGACGCTGCAATCGTGGCAGACGCCTCCCTGACGCGCGTGGCAGACGCGGCAACAGTTGCGGCGGCGGCAATGGTGGCGCTGCCCTCTCGAACGCGATCAGCAGCAGACGCGGTGGTTGTAACCGTCTCGATGATCGACGCAGCGCCGCGAACACGTACAGACGCGGCGGCGGTGGCAGACGTGACGGCAACAATGGAGGCGGCGCCAATGATAGCGCCGTCCAAGCCGTAGTTGTAGCTGCCGTAGGTGCTTCGCCCGTAGCCGCTGCGATACGTCATTAGTCTAGCGTGATGTCGAGATCGCCCGCAGGAATACGGAACACGTCGCCCGTGTCAATCGTCTTGTTGGCGGTCAGGTTGGCGTAGGCCAGCAGATTGCCGCCAGATGACGCGTCGAAGATCCCCACAGCAACAACGGTGCCATACCCTGCCGTGGCGACGGGCCACTCCTCGGCGGCGCTATTTGTGGCCGTGTTGCCTGACACGGTGAACGCCGTAGCCTGCCGCGCGTAGCCCCCGCCGGATACCTCTGTGCCGCCGCCGGTGTCAGATGGTGCAACAGTGTAAAGCGCGGTGTGCCACTCGGTCGGGCGTGTCGCGCTGTTAGTGGTGAACGCCCATGTCAGGACGGTTGTCTCGAAGGTGTTGGTGAAGCTCATCTCAATACGCCTTTATCTTCATGCGGCGACCAGACCCGCCAAATTTCGCTTTATCATTGTCTGCATTTATACCACCAATCGCGTTCGCCTGCAAAGACGCCCAAACGGCAATGCGCGCGTCGTCTTTCAGATACGGCGCAGAATGCACCAGCGAGCTGTATAGGTAGGCGTCGGGGAAGTATTCCAGCAGCCAGTTGGACGTGTTGCTATCGGACAACGCGTCGATCTTGGCGTAGTAATACAGCTCCGTTGAATATGTGCCATCGGGAACGGGGAACACCTCGATCTCGCCAGCCGTAATCGCGTAGTAGCGCGGCTCGTTAGTGGCGTTGGCCGTGCGCTGCTTGCGCTCCAGCAGCTGAAATTGGCTCAGCAGCTCAAGCGGCTGCGTGTTGCCCGAGGTAATATACATCCGTATAACCTCGTAGAAGTCGGCAGGCACGGCGCTATACTGCGTGTCAATGTTGGCCGTGGCGCGCTTCTCCTGACGCCAGTGGCGTATCTGGCGGTTCATGTCTGCCTCGGCCAGCGAAATAAACGTCGGGATGACGCTCGTCAGATCATCGCGGTCAAGAAAGTCGCCTATGCTGGATTGCAGCTCTGCGTATGTTGTTATGGGCATATCAATATTCCATCATTAGCAATCCAAGGTTTCTGCGCTGCTCTGGGGTAAGTTGCCTTACCTCTGTGGCAGCACTTCGTATGCGGCTGGGCTTAGATGTTCCACCACTAGGTCGTATTGGCCCCGTATTTCCGCTTCCGATATTTGAGCCGCTGGCTTGCGATCCAGAAGCCGTCTGTACGCTTGGCTCAACATTCTGTCCTGCCGATCTGATAGAGCCGACGTCTTTTCCGGCCCCAAAACCTTCAAAACCCTGCTCAAAAACGCGCTGACTTGCGTTTGCTCTTTGTTCATCTGTTCCGCTCCATTTCATCAAAACAACGTCAGGAAACCCTTGGCCCTCATCCCAGCCTTCAGATCGCCACTGACGCAGAAGATCGTCATACGCGGCTTGGCCGCGCTCTTCAATGTAATATTCTTTGCTAAATGGTATACGTTTTAGCTCTTTAAATCCATAGCCGCCATAAACGTTTGGCAAGAAACCTTCTGGGAAGCGTTTACTTGGCACCGCAAATGCGTTCAGCACAGACGCGCCTTGCTCAATAGCTTTCCCCATAACGGCGGGTGACGCCACACCCTTGGCCCCTATCTCGTTGCTAATCACGCCAACAAGATCAATCTCGTTATCGCCAAGCTCAGGTATCGGCTTCCCGTCGTTCATCCATGTGTAATCTGGGTTTTTCTTTAAACCAAAATACAAATCTGCATCACCAAGCTGAAACACCTCAAAGTCGCCAGCCTTTTTACCGGCAGTCACATCTTTTGCTGTGTATGGCTCTAGGGATGGCAGAGACGGGTTGCGTAGCAACGCGCGCTCGAAATCTGTAGGAGAAATACCGCCTTTAGTTTTTGGGATGCTAGATGTTTTCCAGTTTCCGCGTAAAGCCTGATCAATCAATTGAGCCTGCTGCGGCTGCTCAATGCTGTAATATTGCGTTGCTTCAAAAAGATTTCTCGCGCCTTCTGGCGTGACTTTTTCCGATGGCAGAGCGCGCCCAAATGAGTAGGCCATGCGCGCTTCGTCAACATTACCTGATTTATCAAGCATTGTTGGCCGCGATGAATATTCTGCTTCAAAACTTGGGAACAATAAGCCGCGTGATACTGGGTTTTCAAAACGCCCTACAACACGACCTCCAAGCCCAGTGTCGTAAGACATATGCGTCGGCAGCCCCTCTGACTCCAAGTTTAACAAGCCACGACCTTTATCAAGCTCAAGAAGCAACAACGCATCGCCAAGATTACTTCCGGCAAACTCTGGCTGAATTGTTGCGTCTAAAACCTTTTGAAAATTAGGGCCACCAATTGCCATAGCCTTTGGAGAAGTCATAAGTTTTGAAATGGCTTCCCGCTGCGGAAATGTTGCATTCCGCATAAATTCATTGAAAAATGGGCTATCAAACCCAACAAAACCGCTCAACTTTTGCAACTCTGGGTCAACTGTAGTTTTCCCAAAATTTGACACCACATCATTTAATTGCTTAACATTTTCATCTGGCAATCGACCTGATTGAATATACGCTTCAAGCGTTCCCATATATGCATCAGCAATTGACGCATTTGACTGATGGGCTTGCGGCGACATTGCAGTGACAGCAACAAAATCGCTATCTTTGCCAAGTTTTGTTGATCCTTTACTTGCGCTATCAACAAGCCAAGCAATCTCCGCATCTGAATATTGCTTTTGCAACGGGAACAACGGGCCGCCTTGCAACGGCGTTCTGCGCGTTGTTCCTGCCGCGTCAATGCCCTCATAAAATGTGCCAGCGCGCGTTAGATCCGCAGGCGTTGGCGAGATTTTAGCGCCAATAAGATCGCGCGGGTCAATCACTTCCACATCTGCATATGGCGTAACCTCACCGGCTGGCGTAGTAGCGGCAGCGCCAGCAGAGCGCGCCTCACCGGCTGGCTGAAATATCTCGCCGAGCATGTCGGAATCAAGCTGGATCGCTGAGCGCGCCAAGCCGGACGCGTCTGCTGCAAGCTTGCCAGCGTCCTCTGCGATCTGCTGCTGCGCGGGCGAGCCGCCAAGCAGCCCCTCCATAACGCCTTGGATGGGCGTCAGGTACCCGCGTGCAGCCAAGGCGGCAGGCGTCAGTGCAAGCGCCATCTCGACGCCCATATCAAGCGCAGCGCGCCTGCGCGCCTCCGCAGTCTGGTCGGGATCGAAGACAACGCCGCTTGCTGTCATCGCGTTCATCTGGCCCTGCACGGGGTTCATCTCGGCGACCGTCTCTACTGCTGGGCGTAGGTTTGGTGGAACGTAACGCTCTAAGCCAGCGAACAGCTCGTCAAGCGCGGTGCGGCGCTGCTGGCCGTTGCTGAAGAAGTTAAAAAGCTGCTCCATATCAGCAATCCCACGCTTTGCGCGACCAGTAGTTGGCGCTCAGCTTGCTCGACTTGCCCTTGATGCCGCCGGAGCGTGCGCAGTAGGACGACTTGCGTTTCGGCTGATCCTTCTTGATGGACATGGCGGGGTCGCCAAAGTTAACCTTCTTCACCGTGTCGCCCTCAACCGCCAGCACTTCAAACTTCTTCGGTCCACCGCGTCGCGGCTTATTCACCGCCGTAAACCCGTGGCGCTTCTTCGCTGCTGCGATCTTCTCTGACTTGGTGCGCGCCATGCTATTTCTTCTTCGCGGTCTTCGCGGCCTTCTTAAACGCCTTCGCGGTGGGCGCGCCCTTGCTGCCCGCCTTGCGCATCTTCTCGCCAGACCCAGCAGCAATGCGCTTACGCTTTGCGTGGATGTTTGCGTATAAACCCTTAGCCATCTAAGCTCCTTCGCCCCACTGGACGCATTGATAATCGGTTGCGCGGTACGCAGGAAACATCTGCCGCGCGTATTCCAGCCCGCTCGGTATGGACTGTATGCATTGGCTCTCGCTCTGCATCACAGGGCTGCCAAACGAAAAGCAATTACCCTCGACGCTGCAAAGCAGGAGCAGCGCCGTCCACATCACTTCTTTTTCTTCGCGTATGACACCTTCTTGCCAGACTTCTTGGCGGCGGCCTTGGCTTTCGCCATACCTTTGGGCGTGTACGCGTAGTGCTTCGATCCAACTTTTGGCATCGTAACCTCCGTTATATCTTCCAGCATAATAACATTAAAACGCCAAAAAGAAACCCCGCGCGCGCAATGGGAGGAACGCGGCGGGGCCAAGTTGCGCGAGACAGGGAGGAAACTCGCTTGAGGTATAGATAGCGCGAGCAGGAGCGCTTGTCCATGTGGGGGTAGGGTAAACTTTTTTCGGAAAAATGCAAATAGCTGCATTTAGGGGGTTGTACCTATGTTAACAAAATGTTAACGTCAGGTATAAATCAACAGGGGCTGCGGCTCCGCAACGCTCGGGAGGGCAATATGACCAAACTAAAAATCAAATCAATCAACCACGGCGAAACCAAAGCAGACAAAAACCGCTACTGCGGCCCCGCCGTCATCAGCGCCATCACAGGCATGACCACTGGCGAGGCTGCGCGCCTGATCCGTCACGTCAGCGGGCGCAAGTCAGTCACCGGCACCAGCACATGGGAAGTCAAGCGCTCCCTCGAAATGTGCGGCGTCGACAGCACGCGCGAAAGCTTCGGCCTCGCGCTGAGCCGCAGCAAAGGCCCGACGCTGGCGGCGTGGCTCAAGCACACCGTCAAGCAGCGCACCGCCGACCGCGTGTTTCTGGTCGTAGCGGGCTGGCACTGGCAGCTTGTGCAGGGCCGCCGCATCGTGTGTGGCATCCTCGGCGATCCCACTTCGATCCGCGACAAGCGCGTCAAGCGCCGCGCACGCGTCGCCGAAGTGTTCGAGCTGCAGTCGATGGGCGCGATCACCAAGCCCATGGCAGCGGCCAAGCCAAAGCGCGCAGCGCAGCCTGCCGACAGCGACCGCGCCAAGGCAAAGCGTCTGGCCGCCAAGCTCGGCTTCACCATCGAAAGCCAATACGACACGTATATCGACGGGGGCCGTCAGTACATGTATTGGATCGACGGCGCCGACAAATACGTCGATGCGGGCGTGGTCGAGTATTCGTGCCACTACTCATGGTACGACGTCCTCGACAGCCTGCAGGCCATCGAGGCGCACAAGCCCTAAGCAATCCCCTGCAGGTTGCGCTTGAGCGCGCCACGCCAACGTGACATCGGCCCGCTCAGGGCCGTTGCCGCGTCTGACGCCATCGTCAGACACACGGCGTCGGCAAGGTCAGGCGAGCGCAGGCCACGCTTGCGCATGGCGTCCTTGCTCTCGGCAGCCATCTTCCCAGAGGACGTGAACGCGTAGCGGATGCCGGTCAGGTCAGCCAGCAGCTCGTCGTCGCTCGGCAGCTTGCAGCTGCGATCCTCCAGCCACGCCTTGCACTTGAACCACAGCTCCGTGCGCAAGTTGTTATACGTCTCCTTCATCGAGGGAGCCTCGGCGACGTTCACGCCGCGCACGGGGGCGCCAAGCTCATGCATCCGATCCACGACGCCCGACCCTATGCCAATACTGTCGACAAGGATCTCGCTGGGCTGCTGCGACGGGGGCAGCGCATCGTATTCAGCCATCACGCGGCCAACGGTCTGCATCAGATCGAGGCCGCGCCACGACTTGATCTCCGTAATCACGCTGCCCTCGCGCTTGCAGAACGCGGTGCGGTCGGTGCCAAAGCGCGCCGGATCAATCGCCCACACGGCGCGCGTATTCGGCGCAACCTCGATGTCGCGCCGCATCGCGGCCTCGGCCAAGTGGTACGGCACGATCGTGTCATCGTCTGCCAGCGGAAACTCGCCAAGCACGCGGATGCGAAACGCGTTGCTCTCCTCCCCGTAGCGCGCGCGCATCTCGTCAACGAACTCGTCGCTGACAAGCGGGCTGTCAACGCATGACCAGCGGCGCGTCCACCAGCTGCCGGCGAGACGCGTCTGGCTCTCGTAAAACGTGCCAGAGGATCGCGTGGGGTTGCTCAGCAGCACCGTGGTGGCGCTGTGGCCAGACATGCTGCCAGCGGCGGCCTCAAACACCTTCTCCGGCACACCTGACGCCTCGTCGATGACCAGCAGCACATGCTCGCTATGCACTCCGGCAAGCGCCTCCGGCGTTTCGGCGCGAGACGTGCGGGCCGATATGAACGCCTCGGACGCGGCAGCGGTAAGCTCAACGCGGTCAGACTTCACCGTGACCATGTCCTTCAGATTAGGCGGCAGCTCGTTGATCCACCGCTTCATCTCCGCGAACAACGCGTCAAAGAGCTGGCCAGATGTCGGCGCGGTGACGACAACCTTATTCGGGAAACGCAGAAACAGGAACCACAGCATCGCCCAAGAGGCAGACGTGGACTTGCCGGTGCCATGCCCAGAGCGCACGCTGATCTTGCGCTCGCCCGACGCAATGGCAGCCAGAAACTCGGCCTGATATGGCAGCGGGTCGGCGCCAAGCACCTCGCGCACAAAGCGCACGGGGTCGTCGTAATACTCGACAACGAAGTCGTCAAACGGGTTGGCTTCACTCATCCGACACCTCCACATATTCAGCGTCAATCGTGGCGGCTTCGGCGTCGCTGTTCACGCGCTTCATGTCGGCGCTAAACTTGCGCAGCGCGTCCAAGTGCAGATCGCCAATGGAAAGCGTGACGTTGCTCTGCGGGCGCGTGCCGTAGCGATCCTGATTCATCGAGCCAGCCATGAACTTGCGCCACTGTACCTTCTCGCGCGTGGCGGCGATCTCCGTCGGGCTGCTGGCGCCGCTCAACCCGTCAACCATCTCCAAGCCCTGCTCCACCAGCGCATCCGCTGCCTCGCCGCGAGCCTTGCTCAGCGCGGCCGCATACTCAGGCACGCTGTTCAGGCTCCTGCTAACATAGCTGCGCGTGCAGCCGTATTGGCGTGCCAACTCGGCGACGGTGATGCCGGACGCGATCTGGTCAAAGAGCCAATCTGCGCCGCCGTTGGAGGCGACCTCCGTCAATATGCGTTTGCGTAACGCCTTGCCTGCCATTGCGTTTCTCCTTGTACGCGGGAAATTTTAGCGCGGGGCCATGGGTATGGCAAGCGCGTAGGGGGTGCGGGGGTGCGGGGGTGTGTGCGCTTTTCTATACACACATGCCCCCGTCGAAGCGCGAAGTGGGGGGGGTCAAACCTGACCGCATGGTCAGGATCTGCAGCTGGAATCGCATAATCGTTATTATGTTAAATTTATTATGTAGCAATATCAGCATGTTAGCGTTTTACACCTATCTATGGTTGTATCGTTGGCGATATTGCCGCATTGCAGAGTGGTATCATTATACCGCACCAATGTTGACCAGTTGGTCAGGCTGATGTATTCGCGCGCGGGCGTCTGAGCGTCGGCGTGTCTGCCGCAGAGGCTAAACACGCCCTCACGCCCCCTCAGAGCCGCTGTGAGACGCCCAAACGCCTCGCAGGCTACCCTACCCACCTGACGCCTCCAATTCGCCCGCTATCGCAGCGTAACCGCACACGTCCACCCAGTTGTCCGAATGATCGCTTGAGCGCGACCGCGACACCTTCAGCAACACCATCATCGCTGCCACGTCCACCTCGGTCACGTCCACGCCGAGATACGCCGACCACATGCCAGCAATGGTCGCGTGCGACGCCTTTGCGGAGCCATACGTCCGCTGCCTGTCGCCCGTGATCAAGTCACCCGCCGTGCGTAAAATATCTTCCCTCGTCACCATGGTATATCATCCTCTATGTTATCGTTTCCATGTCCATCCACCACACGCGTCACCTTCGCGTTAGGGAACGCCTCAAACGCCTTCTGCAGAAACGCCTCGCTGAAGTGCTGCTTCAGCACGCACGCGGCATCCTCGAACGAGTAGACCACCCACTGCGGATACCGCTTGCGCAGCTCAGCGCATCCCTGCCGCGCGAAGCACACGATCTGCCCGCCATCCAGCTCCACGCACCAAGCGTGCGGCGACAGCGGCTTATGCCCCGCGCCCTCCGCTTCCGCTTCCATGCGCTTCCACCCCGCCATGAGCTGCGTGGCGATCTTGTTCGTCCTGACGACGTCACGCTCGACGATGGCCTCCTTCAGCGCCTCGTAGGCTGCCTCGAACTTGCCTGCCAGATCCGGCGTGACCAGCGACGGCAGCGTATCACCCCACCGCTCCGTCATTTCCCGCGCCACCCGATCGAGCGGTTCCAGCTGACCCCAGACTGCCGCCGGTATAGGCTCCGTCTTTTCGCCAACCGTAAACTTCCCCTTCGACGCTATCTGCTTTGCCGTAGGGCGACGCCCTTTCTGCTTAACCATGAACATGCCCCCTACGCATCCCCAATAAAACAATCTCCGCACCTTCAATAAATACGCCCGCACTTCTCTCCGCACCTTGCATATATATATGCAAGTGGTGCGGCGGAAGATTTCTTGCCGTATTTACCGCACCCTCGGCACCACGCCGCACCGTAAGTGCGGTAAGTGCGGAACGTGCGGAAACGCCCCCAACGCCACCCATCTCGCTGGCCATCATATCCCAGCCTCCTCTCCCGTTATCCAGTCACCCACCACAACGCACGGCACCTCCCTGCCGTCACGCTTGCTCGGCGCAGACGTCTTGCGCAGCACGCCGTTCTCGATCCACTTGGCCACGATTGCCTTGGCCTTCGCCTTCTCGTGTCGCTTCTCCAAGTCTAGCCCCAGCACGTCTGCCACCGTGACGCCGACCCACGTCTTTGCCTGCACGTTTGCGCGAAGCGGCTCGCCCTGCGCTTCCGCGTCGCCCACCGCGCGCTGCACCTTCATCGCGTCGCGCGCCGACACGCCGTCGAAGAGATCCGGCATCGCATATTCCGTGGCCACGCCGACATATTCCATGTTTGGCAGCTGCACGCCCACCATGCGCCGGTAGACCGCCTTCGCGGCTGGCGGTGCCAAGTTTGCCTTGCCGTCGTCCACGCGGAATATGCCGAGGCTCTCCGCTTCTGACACGCCGAGCTTCTGCGCGTCTTCCGCGCTGATCTTGTTGATGACCCGCGCCGCACGCGCCGCCCCGATCAGCGACCCCGCGCCCCTGACGCTGTCTATGGTTGCCTCGTCGCCGTTGCCCTTGCGGATGTGATGCACCAGCGCCACGGCGCAGTCTGTCTCGTCGCAAACGCTACGCACGGCACCGACGGCTGCATTCATGGCCACGTTGTCGTTCTCGTTGATCTGGTTCGCGCCAACCCACGGGTCGATCATCACCATGCCGATGTCGTTCTCCTTGATCTTGGCCGCCATATAGTCGAGCATCTCGTCGTTGACCTCGATCCCGTCGCGCCCTTGGTTGGCGAAGACCATGTTCAAGCTCCTGCCGGCGTCGAGGAACAAGCGCCCCCGTATTTCCTCGGCGGTGACGCCGTAGTGCAGCATCGCCGCCGCGAGGCGTCTTTGCATCTCTTCCAGCGGGTCTTCGAGGTTGATAATCCACACCTTGCACGGCTCGTGTATGGCCTCGCCCAGCAGCGGCTTGCCCGTTCCGATGCACAGAGCCTCCACAATCTGCAGCGACGTCTTCCCGACGCCGCCCGCCGAGGCAAGCACGCTGACATGGCCTCGCACGTAATGCTGCCCGTAGATCCACCGCCGCGCCGGTATTGTTGCGGGGTCTATTGGCTCGTATGCGGTTGGCCACTGGCGCTCGCCTGCGATGCGCTCCTGCTTTACTTCCTCGACCGGCTTCGCCAGCGCCAGCGCCTCGCGCAGCTTCTCCGCGCCCGCTTCTTGCAGGTAGTCGTTGGCATCCTTTACGTTTTCCACGCCCAGCGCGTCGAAGCGCACGACGTGGACGTCGGTGCTGCCGTCGCCGCGCAGCACGTCCGACACCGCCTCCACGTCGAGGTCAGGGTCTGCGCAGATCGTGACGTCGCTGGCTCTTGGCGCGTTAAACGTCTTCATGCCCGACTTGCCAAACGTGCAGACGATTGTCGCCTCCACATGACCCATGATCGCTTGGCGCACGCTCAGCGCGTCCTCTGGCCCCTCGACCAGTATGATCGCGCCGCCCTCGTGCTGATCGCCGATCCGCATGGCATTGCCCACCAGTGATCCGCGTGAATACTTGTTGATGTTATTATGCTCGCGCTTCTTCCCGTCCGGCGTCAGCAGCACCGCCTGCACGCCGCAGACGTCGCCCTCGGCGTTGGTCGCGGGAAACAGTATCGCTGGCCCGTCGTATAGGCTGGGGCTGAAGCGCGCGACGCCCTCTGCCACGCCTGCGCGCATTCCACGGTTGTTCAGGTACAGCAGCGCCGGTCTGACGGCGTCCTTGTTCTCGCGTGATATTGGCACGCTGCGCTCCCACGCGGCCTGCGCCTTTGCGATTTTCTCGGCGCGCGTTTCCTCGTCGCGGATCAGCAGATCCTTGCTGGCCAAGCGCACGATCAGGCGATCCATCTCGCTCGGCTGAAACGGCACCGCGTCATCGTTTTCGAGCTGCTTCGGGTTTTCGCTGCCGCGCTTGAACCCGCTGCCAATGGTTGCCTTGATCTCGTGTTCCTGCAGCCCGATTGCCTTGGCAGCCGTGTGTAAGTCTATGACGCTGCTGTCTATGTTGGCGGCGTCCATGTGCGCGTGCCGACCCAGCGCGTATGCCGCTAGGTTCAGCGCCTCGTTGCGACGCCCCTGCGGAGCCATGCCGATCTCGGTTACGACGCTTTCCCGTACCTTTGCAAAATAGTTTACGCTCATCCCGCTTCCCCGTTTTAACTTTTGTTATAACCACGCCCGCCGGAGCAGGCGTGGAGCTTGTTATCTTAGAAGCCGAAGTCGTCTGCGTCTACAACGCTAGAAACTGGGGCCGCTGCGGTTGGCACCGGCTCCGGCTTAGGCGGTGTGCTGTCTGCGGGTTTCGCAATCCACTTGGATATGGCGAAGCCCAGATCGTATGACGTGCCCTTGCCGACTACGACAGGCGTGGACGTCGTGACGCTGACGACCGGCACCATGCCCTGCGCAAACTCTGGCGCGTTTTCCGCTTGGTTGTACAGCTTGGCGATGAACTGCCCCGTGCCGTATGAGTTGTTGCTGAATTGCGCCTTGGTGCCGTCCGACATCCAGCAGTCCACGTCGAAGCCCTGCTTATACGCTGGCTTGCCCTCCGCGTCCGTCTCGGTCGGCTTTTGCGTTGCCTGCGATGGCGATGGCCACTCCTGCCAGTCGCGCGTTCCAACGGCGATCTTGAGCCACCCGAACTTCACGTTGGCAATGTCGATGGCGATACCCTTGGCCATGTCGATGGCTTCGGGGTCGCCGCCCTTGTTTACCGTCCAGCGGTTCTGCGGAAGGTTGACCCGTATATACGCGCCGCTCGCGTCTGATGATTCTCCGAATGATATTGGCATGTTTGTCTCCTGACGTTGTGTGCCTGTGTTATGCGCCGTGTGACGCGGTGAATTGGAACGCCCAGCGCGGTATTTGAAGCGTTTGCAGCTCCCCATACCCGTAGTCCCAGACGCCCGTATTACGCGCTATCGCATACTGCTCCAGCGCGTGTTGAACTGCCGCGTCGCCCTCGTTGAGCGTGCGCCAGTCAAGCTCGTACACACCAACGGGGTAAGGCGCTTCCTTGCCCACGCTGATGAAGATAAACCTGTCGATCTCCTCCCCGATCAGGCCCATCGTCCTGCGGTAGAAGCTTTCCTGAATATGATACCCGAAGTTGGCAACCTGCTTGGCAAAGCCTTCGGGGTCGGGCGCTATGGTCGTCTTCAAGTCGATCAGCGCCCCTATGTCACGACGCCACCCGTCTGGACGGCAGCGCATGTCCACGCCTGTTTGCGTGTCCTTCGCAAATATGCTGGCCTCGCAGACCAGATCGCCGGATAGCAGCTTGGCGACCTCCTTGTTGCTGCGCACCGCGTTTGCCGCGTCCACGGCGATCTTGTAATCGCCTTCCGTCAGCAGCAGCGCGCCATTGGCGTCGGCCTCTGCCTTGTGCTGCGTCCAGTCTTTGCCGCGCCGCGTCTCCGGCCCGCACCAGACGGTGCTTGCGTGCTGCGGCTCAAACACCAGCGTGTGCGTGGCCGTGCCGACGTCGAATGCCGTGCTTTCCTTGCGCTCGGCATACTTGTAATGCGCCAGCGACTTCATGGCGATTGTCTTAGCCCCAGAGGCGCTGAGCGCGTCGCTCAGGTGGTATTCCTCGTTGGACATGGTTGTCGATATGGTCACGCCTTTCCCCTTCCATACAGCGCTATCAGCAGCGCCTCTGCTCTGTGTTCATCCTTCTTACGCTTCAGCTCGCTCGCCCTGTCGGGGAACCACTGCTGCGCCATCCTACGCGCCGCGTCTTTATCCTTTGGCAGGTTCATGGCCCGCTTCCACACGACCGGCGTCACCATAGTGTAGCGCGTGCGCGACAGCGCCACGGTCGTCGTGA